CGCAAGGAAAGATGCCGGCAAACTATCATTTAACCTTTTCCAGAAGTGAGGAAAACGAGAAACAAGCGCTTGCAATCTTGCCAACCGGCGGAAACGTGGCGGCCGTCTTTGCTGTCAAGAGAGGACAAGACTTGCCGAAAACGTGGAAAGGCTTTGAAGTCATTGATGGCGACCTTGACGACGTGCGATTCACTGATCCAACCGGCGTCATTGTAGGATTGCGGGCCAAGGGTGAGGCGCTAAAGGATAAGACCGGCTTTGTGATACAAGCTGAAATTTGCCCTAAGGTAACGCAAGGCTGCCGCCCTTATGACTACACGTGGCCCAAATAATCCAGCTATGAATAAAAAACTATTAGAACTTAGAGAGTATGCCGAAAACCTGTGGGAGGCTGAAAGCATGGAAGAAATGCAAGCATTCTACAAAGGCTTGGTTGACCGCATCGACGCGCTGCTCCAAGAACTGGCAAAGAATAACTAAACCCACATTTTCCCGCAAGGGATCACCGCTCGCATTGACTCGCGAGCGACGACAATAAACGACAATAAACATAGGAGAAACGCATGAAAAAAATGAACACGCTAGTCGATTTGGCACTAGCCCAAATCAATAATAGTATAAACGATAAACCGCCACGTTTGCCGGCATCAGTAAAAGAAAAACGTCGGCTTCTAAAGGCTATAAAAGCAAAGCGAAACGCGCAACTTTTGTTGGCATTGTAGCATGAACGCAGACGCAATATTAATGGTATTTGTTTTTGCCGGGCTAATCACTAGCGCCATTTGGCAGGGCAAGTTGAAAAAAATAATCACAAACGAGAAACAGGAGAAACAAATAAATGACAGTTGAGACTAAAGAGAAACCTATATTCACACTACATACGGACGTCGTGAATACCCTTCTGGCGCTAGAAGAGGGAGATATCAACGAGGAAAGAGCGATAGAGCAACTAACGTTAGCTTGCTCACACTTTCTTAACGAAAATCAAGGAGACAAAATAAATGACAACGACAGTTGAGGTTAAGGAGAAACGAGAAATGATGAAAATTTTCAAAGCCACATGCTCCTTAACCGGAAAAAGAACCACCATTGCAGCCACAAGTCGCGAAGCTGCCGCCACTGAAATATTCGATACACTCGGAAGCAGCTACCTTAACCAGAGAGCAAACGCATGGAAACGATTTACGCTAAAGGAGGTAATATGATCCACACAACTCAGATTCGCATAAACGGCGAGGTTGACTTCGCCACCCTAAAAAACGGCAAATGGTTTTATGCCACCGCCGAAAAAGGACTGATGCAGGCTGAAAAATACATGAAAATTCACCAGAAACTGACCGCAAGACAACTGAAGGCCTACGCACTTGACCCTCGGTGGCCCACCGGGCATTGGAATCGCTGGCTGCGAATGGAGGGATAAGAGCAATGGGACTTGATAACTACTTTAGATACCCGGCTGCTCCGGGGGAAACCGCTCCGGTTATAGGAAAACTAGACGTAGCGCTCTGCGGCGGACTGTTCTCCGGTAACGGGGAGGACGGCAGCTTCCGGGGAAAAGTGTACTATGATACACTTAAAGAAATCTGCGGCGTCTCAATTTACAATGAAGTTTCGCCATCGAAATGCGTGGAAATGGCGGACGCCCTGAAGGAATACGTCGCTGGGCAGGTAGGCGCGGTGGACGACAAGATTGCCTACATTGGCCAATATGGAATTACGTTCCGGGAGGTAAAAGACCTAGAGAAGGTGTTCCGTGCCTTTGGGGAACAGGGTTATTACCTGCACGCATGGTACTAAACCAGAACAAAAACAAGGAGACAAAACAAATGACAACGACAATTGAAGAGAAACAAGAAACGTTCACGCCGGGAGGTTGGCACGTGCAGCACTTAAGCCTGCCCCACTCCAGAAAGCTGCCCTATCTGATAATCAACGACGACGTCCACTCGGTCGCTAGAGTTTGCCTAGAGCAAGACGCCCGATTGATTGCTGCGGCTCCGGAAATGCTGAAGGCTCTGAATGACATATATGAAATAGACGTGCCGGATGCCGAATGGAGTCCAACCCTAGAGAAATGCTTTGGGTTAGCACGAGAAATCCTCGCTAAGGCCGAAGGAGAAACGTCATGAAGATAGGCAACGACTCGCAACTACCGTTAACGGCCCTGCAAGGCGCCTTATTAACCAATGAACACGGCGCGGAGTACCGCATCCACGGCTTCTTCGTCTACCTTGGCGACGTAACCAAGGTTATGGTCCGGCTCAAGGGACATGACGAAAAGGGCGAACCTACCGAAGGCACGGTCCGCGTCTACTTGGACTCCCTGAAGTCGTGGAAAATCCAACTGCAAGGAGGTATGGAATGAAATACGAAGCGAAGAAGACAAGGCATAAATGGATCGACGCCTGGAAATACCAATCTCATTACATAATGAGGGAAGATGGAGGTTTGTATTACGAAATAACAAACCCAAGCAACGGTAGCTATATGCGTATAGGCAAAGGACATGAAGATATTGACGAATGCATAAGCCATGCCATTGAGGGTAGGGAAAAGTTTTTCCGAGAACGGGTAATTATATGTTAACGCCCATACACCCACCTAAAAGCCACGCAAGGCAATAACCCTTACCCAGACCCCCGAAGCCGGCAGAGAGGCTTTTTAGGGCAGAGTATGAGCCTTTAAACCCTATCGTAGCCATTCGTCGCCACCCGTATCGCGCCATCCGCCTAGAAATAGTTATCATCTCCACCCGTCTCCACCACGGCGCCCACCTTGCCTTCGCAGGCGAAGCGACCGAATGGTTTCCTGAACTCCAGCGTGACCTTGGCGTGCGGACCGTTCCGGTTTTTGCGCAGGGCGACCTGCACGTCCTCGGTCTTGCCGTCGTCGCTCACCTTGAGGCGGTGCATGAGCATGACGGCATCCGCATCCTGCTCGATGCTGCCGCTTTCCCGCAAGTCCGATAGGCGCGGCTCGCGGTTCTGCTGCTCCATCCCCCGGTTGAGTTGCGAAAGGGCGAGCACGGGCAAATCCTGCTGCAAGGCCAGTTGCTTGAGTGAACGAGAAATGGCGCCGACCTCCACGGCGCGCACCTCGTGACCGGGGCAACTCAGCAGTTGCAGGTAGTCGATGACGAGGAGGGCGGGTCGGCGCGCAAGTCGGGCCAGACGGGAGCGTATCGCTCCCAGCGTGGCCTCGTGGGCGTCCATGAAGGTAACGGGCAGGTGGCGAAGCGCTTCGGCGCTCTCTTGGAGTCTCCGCTTGGCTTCGGTGTTGAGAAATCCGCGCTTGTACGGGCGTTGCACACCGGATGCGGCGGTCAGGAGTCGCGCCGCGCAGTCGGAAGCGCTCATCTCAAGCGAGACGTAGGCCACGGCATAGTCGGCGGAAGCGAGCTTCCCCGCAAAGTGCAGGGCCAGTGCGCTTTTCCCGATACCGGGGCGTGAGGCCAGGACGTACATCGCTCCGGGGCGGAACCCGCCGTTGAGCGCTTGATCCAGCTCCCTGAACCCCGTGGGCATGGCGTTTGGTCCGCCCTCGTCGGTCGCAAGGTATTCGGCGTGGGCGGCGCTCATCGCATCGGCGCAACCGTCGGCGCGGGTGCCGCCTTCGTCGGCAGCGGCGCACGCTGCATTGAACGTCTCCAGAGCCGCGACGAGGTCGGCGCCCGGTTCGTTTATGGCGTCGGTGAGGGCGAGGTTGGCTTGCTGGATCGTCTTGGTTCTGCGGGCGTCGAGGAGGTAGTCCCTGAAGTTGTCCAGGGTGGGCGCCTTCCCGTCTCGCTCAAGCTCGTGCATCCTCCAGACGTCGGGACCGTATTCGTCCGGCGCTCGCAACGCTACGTCGAGGAAATCGAACGCGCGGGACTCGGAGCACAGGTCGGTGATGGCGAGAAAGACCGCCTTGTGCATTGCGTTCAGGAAGTCGTCGGGTCGGAAAACTGCGGCAACCTCATTGGCCTTGTCCGGTTCTCGCAGGGCGTATACGAGCGCTCCGAGTTCGGCGGTATGCTGGCTTTGTTCCTCCACCCGCTAGTCGTCCATGACCGTCTCGTCGCGCTTCTCGGTTTCGAGCAAGTCGTCCCCGCCGCTCTCCCTGAGATGCGGACGCGCTCGCGGAATCCAGTCGTGGCAGGCCACCTCGAACGCCTTCTCCCAATCCGCATACTTCTTCTCCTTTGCGAGGGACCATTCTCGGAATACCCGCATGGCTTCCTCGCGATTGATCCGCGCTTGGTCGGTGATGCGTTCCGGGGGGTCGAAGTCCTCGGGGTAGGGGGTCGCCGAATCCGCGCCGCCTTCCTTGTTAAACGTTTCTTTTGTTGTTGTTGTTGTATGACCTGAAACTCGGCGCGCGCGAGGCGGTGGGCCTTGGGTGGCCCTTGGGGGGGAGTACAGTGAGTCACGCAGGTACCCTCGGATTACCTCCGGAACGGACCCTCCGGAGAGGGCTGCGACGTTCTGGAGGTCTTGCTTCATTTGGGTTGAGACCGTGACCTTGATCTGTGTTTTCTTCATTGGTTTCGGTGGTGTCGGAGGATGAGGATTGCGTCTGCGGTGGCCATGGTCGGCTTGAGTGATGGGAAGAGCCGGGTGGCGTGGTCTCGGAGGACTCTTTTCTTCTTGGCTCCCTTGGCTTCTCGTACCCCGGATAGACCTTTTTGCCAGACTTGGGGGCGGTAGAGGTGTACGGGGATTGCGAGGGCGCGGAGGGCGCCCACGATCCATCCGTAATGGTAGCCTAGAACGAAGGTGGTGGAGCCGGGGATGTTCCTGCCG